CCCTATCCACCCTCGATGCAGCCTCGTTTGTCGAGAGACAAACTCTGCTGGGATCGAGCTACGCCCCGTACGCTCGAGTGAGCATACGGACTCAAGCACATGGTTCCAACCATGATCATCGAGACTTTTCTCGATAGTCTTGAGTCTCCACACACGACTATGAAACCACTGTAAGTCGCGATGCCAATAGGCATCTCGCCAAACAGCAGGGTCATTTCTCGTATATTCAGCTAGCCCCCCGTGATGAAGATTATTCGTTAAGAATAAGTTCTTCCCGGTAAGCCGTCTGAACCTACGATGAAGCGTGTGATAGGCAGTAACTGCAGCTTCCTCATATCCGGCAATGCGCAAGCGCATAGCAAGGTCTGAGAGAGACTGCAATCCCGATAGATGTTCGGCATCGGTCGTGGTCTTCCATCGAACTGGTGTGACATCAACGCCACTAAAAGCGTCGACGCCACATGATTCGCGAAAGGCCCCTCGCCAAAAGGATTTTGTCCTATTGGCAAGCAGTCCAAATGATTCGAGGTCGTTAATAACTTCCTCAGCACACTGGGACGGGACAACGATATCATCACCGAACACAAAAACAGCACCGGGTTGATGAAACCCTTGGCGCTGTAATGATGCAACACATATAGCCCAGAAGACTAAACTCTGCACAGGAAACGTAGTTGCGTTCCCCATAGGAGCGTAGCTACCAATGTGCCCAGTTATGTTCCGCAAGGAACCTAGCTGAGGTATGGTAAACTTCTGAGCCCGACAACACCCGAAGTACTTGTATTTGGCCCCAAAAAGGACCTGAACAAGGGTTTCGGATATTCGATCGCTAGCCTCTTTCATATCGATCGTGGCGTAACGCCTTGACCGACTTGAATTTAAGGCTATCGACCCGTTGACAGTCTGATCATCGAAATGAACATGGCCGCAAGGCCATGGACCTACACATGATCTTCTTGAAGAGATTGCTCTCTCCAAGTTTCGCCGTACACCCTGCTGAATCCAAATGGCTTCAGCTGGATGAACGCATATAAGGCGCGGGCCACGACTGTCCTTAGGGACAGCAATAACCTTAGCCTCAATGAGTTCACGTCTTTCGGCTTCGTCTAGTTGAGCACAATGATCTTGATTATAATACAAGGTCATGTAATCACTATACGGGTACACAGACTCTATAGTCTCGTACCAGTGCAACCACTTACCCTTACGGGTAGTGACAGCACCCGGTCCGTGCGATGGTTTTAATCGACCACCGTCGAATCGGTATAGAACCGATTGACAATGCGAGCGAACTCTATCCAAAAGTGCTGGGCTGCTTCTTGCGAAGCTAGAACAGAACTTAAGAGTAGAAGAATTAGTTTCAAGGAAACCTTGGAACGCCTTCTCGACTGTCGTTTTGTCATGTGTTATTGAGGCTTTATAGCAGAACAGAAGAAGTTGCCGAAGATATCGCATATGTATCGGGTCCTCTACGGACCTGAGTGCGAGTCTCTGCAGCCACTTTGGGTACCGTGCTGGGTCTGGCTTTTGGCCAGACTCAACACAGCTCAAGGTATACTTCTCTAGCTTAGGCGCCTCATTTAGACACCATTGCAGGCCTTCATAAGATCCTCGTATTTCAGAGAACCCAGAGAGACTTGCAATATCTGCTAGCAGGCTAACGTATGTATGTTCTATAACGTGCATATTTTAGGAGTACCGTAATAACCTGCTGTTTTGATTAAATCAATTCAGCAAGTAGGAATACTTCTCACTGAATCAACAACGCTTGCTAAACGCCGAGAATTTTACTTCTCGTTATTAAGCACAGCCGCCATGAATGTAGCATCGGCAACCACGGCCTTAAACGTAGCGACAATTACGTCGAACTGCGCTTGGGTCACGGTTTCCGGAACTGCAGCGACGAAATAAATAGAAGATATAATCTTCTGTAAATTAGCGTCGATATCATGACGATCTACTCGACCTGTGTAGCGGGTTCCTTTGACTTTCGTCTTGGAATCCACATAGGACTGAGTTTTGATGATCAAATCGTCGGGCGTATTAATAGCCCTAGTAGTTGATCGACGTAGGCTCTCGTCTTCCTTATCGAAGGATTTCTTGAACACTACGGAGTTGAATGTGAGATCAGCATTCATTGATTACGGTATGTTATTTTTGTTGATAGCTAGATACTAGACATAAGATTGACCCTTATTAAGGGATTAATCTTACTTTAGTGTTGTGCAAATCGACCGACTTAGAAGGATGTCTCGCGACACTCTCCTGAGCCGAACGAGTCACTATAGAGGAACTCTTATTTAGAGCTTCTCGAACTGCCTCGTAGTCATTGGCGCTAATGAGAGATAAAATCTCACAAAAGCTGTCAATTTCTTCGACTGATAGGTTTCTACGGAGATAGTGATCAGCAATAGCTGGTACTAGTCTGTAGATCTTATCGCCTAACACTTTACGTAGGGCCTTACTCATATGATTAAGGTTTATGTTAACTAGCATCTATCGACGTTGGTTAGACGTCACTACACGAAACGTTCTCAATGACTCTTTAACAGAGCTTGAGAAATCAGTGCTGCCGATAAGGCAGCCTGATTCTTTCCGAATCGCGGTATCCACTGAGGACTAGTTGGTCCCATAGATACATTAGATCGATCGTAGTGACTATATTCAGCTGAAGCACTAGGCCAAGGCCAGGTGCCGGCAGAGCAGTTCAATTGATTGAACACTCTCCAGGCATTCCTGAACTTGTAGCTATAACTTCGCGTAAACGAGACAACTTCGAAGGGTGAATGACCCACGACGTTATCAAGAGCACGCAAAGCACCACGTAAATCAACAAACCAGTCAATAACAAAGGAGAAAGGAACTAACTCCCAAGCTAAGCTAGCAGGTGACGACGTGAACCGGCGCATGGTAAGATCTAGCTTCGTAAAGAAACTAGAGTGATACTTAACGTTCGGCTTAACTACCAAGACGTAACGGAGACCAGGTGGAGATACTACGGTACCGATATCGGTATCTAAGTAAGTCACCGGGACTTGAGAATACTGACAAGGAAGCTCAGCAAAAATGCTGAACCTCGAATGTTTCTTCTCACCGTGACGTATAACATCTTGCTCGAGGCGAGGCAGATAACGGTTAATGGACATAAAATCACTAAGAAGCGGAGAAACTCCGAACTTCCAAGCGAGAAATGAACCAGACGCCGTTTTGATGACCTTACGAATTCTCGTCCAGTTGGCTGCCATATTTGGCAGACAAGAGGCTAGAGAATTAATAGAGGGCCATATCTGATTAGCTTCGATAGCATTCAAAAGAACGTCAGCTTTGAGCTGACGAGCTTGTTGAATGACTGTCTCCTTGAGGCTATCCTCATTGAGACCAGTGTTATTTACAGTCCAACGATTAGGTAAGGATGATCCACTAGTGGACCACCCAAAGTAAGCATTGTAAACGGAGAGATTACCATTATCCGTTGCCGGAGTCATAGAAACCACAGAGTTACAAGGCCTTCCATTGATCGTATTGGGAGCAACGTTTTGGTTGGTTGAACCGAAAGCATAGAAATGCTTACGATGCAAACAATTATTCGAGCTCTTACGACCAGTGCCGTCGCGCATCTCCTCACTAATTAAGGAGTTGACAACTGTTACGACGCCGGAACCATTTTGGGTTCCAGCCTCAGTAGCAGGAGTTCCACTACAGAACGTATGTACAAAAGGTTGTACAACGTTCGGATGTGTAACTGAACTAAGGACTGTACTTCTTGAGC